TTCTCTCGCCAACTGGGAAAAATACTGCGCTTTCGTTACCGGGTCTGATGTTCTAAGAATGGTATCAGCACGCATCAGGGCAGAAATGGCGGTCGGTGCATCTACGCCTAATCTTTGTAAATGAGTTTGGTACGGAGCAATGGCAGCATCGTAGGCTTTTGCGCGTTCGCTGTGTGACTTAAATTCGGACACGCCTTTATGGAAGTCTGATTCGCGCCGCTCTGCCTCTGCTGTTAGCAGCTTGATTTCCTCCGGTGTCAGGGCTTCGCCACGATCAGCCTTCAGAAAAGCCTCTTGCGCCGCTGGTTTCCAGCTGGACGGGGCTTTGCGTGGGGCAGGTTCAGTTTGCTCAGTTTGCTCGATCTCTTTTGCAAATTTTCCCGCTTCGTCACGAGGCTGTTCGGTCTGTTCCGGCTCTGGTGTTGGCTCCGGCTTAACTTCCGTGCTTTCCTCGGCTTTTTCTGCGAATGCTTCTTCTAATGCGGTGCGTAAATCACTCATGGTAGGGTTTTCCTATCTGTGCCGCCCAGAATATCCACCTTCCGGTCGGCGTGGCGCATCTCTGCGGACACAATAAGCCAGTGGGAGCTAATAACCTTTAGACGACAATACCTCGGCAATAGTACGTTTTCTCGATTCCCGGTCGTCGCGGGGCTGTTGTTTCGTCATTGCTGTTTTGATCTCGTTGCCGATCTCAACCAGGCCGTGTTGTTTCAAGTGCGCCCGGTGGTGGCTTCTCGATGTAATCATCTCGCCGGTCTGCATACTTTTGTAAGGTTGAATGTCTGGCATGACATAGGGCGAAGTATTCTCCGGTGCGTAATATTGATCTTTCGGCACCAGTTCGCCGGTTTCAGGGTCTTGGATGAAACTTCCACGAATAGGCTTTTCAGTGAAAATTTTGTCGAAATTTCCTGAAAAGGCATCGTGATTAGTCGGTCTTTGTTTGCTGCCCTTGCTCATAACAATAAAACCTCCAGGTCGTCCTCTTCTATCGCGTTTTCTATTTGCTTTTGTATCAGATTTGCAACTATTCTTTGTAATTTTATATTGTTTTGCAAAAATTGATAGTCAAAATCTGGGTATTTTTCAAAAATCTCGGCTTTTACTTCCGGTATTTCTTCGATGATTTGCGGGTTTTCTTTTATTTCCTCGATGATCTCTTTGATCTGAGGTTTTTCCAACATTTTCTTGTACTTATCCAGCCACCATGCGCCGTAATGCCCACCCGTGATAACTGGCTCAGGCGGGTCAGGCTTCGATGGCGAAGCGCCATCGATTAACTCAAGGCTGAGTAAATGGATCCACATGGATCAGCCAAAAGTCAGCGTACTGATGTTGTTTTCTGCGTCATCTACACGGGAAACGCTGGCAGGTGCTGGCAAATCTGTGGGAGGCGGAATCAAAGTGCGCAAAATGTCAGCGGGCGGAACCGTCAGGATGTTGGGCGCGTAGCCATTGCCAATAACTACAGTCGAGCCATCGTCTTCGGTTGTGCCATTGGCGTTGTCGCAGCTAATAACCTCGCTGGTTTCTGGATCGCGGATCAAAACTTGGATGGCAACGGTTTTTGTGGTCATGATAAATCCTTTGTTAATTGAAAATCAAGCGGAAGCAATAAAGCCAGTCACGTCACCCGCCGCAAGTCCGGTGGCCGTGTTATCGGTCAATCCTCTAGCGGATGTGACTGCGATCTGAATGCCAGTTGAAAAACCTAGCCCGCCAGGGAAATTGACAGTCCGTGCTTGGCTAGGCTCTAAACAAACCTCAAACAGCGCACTTGTGGTGCCCATAGTGACACTTGTGGCATTAAAAAACTTGACATAGCGCCGAGTAACAGCAGCATTGTGCAAATCGTATCCCGCCAGTCTACCGGCCGAACCTTTGATGGATTGCCCTGCGGGGGTTGCCGGAGAGGTTACAGGAGCAGCCGATGCCGCACCCGTCGCTGTGCTTCGGTACTGAATGCCAAAATCACCGATGGCATTAGTACCAGCAGCAATAGAGCCCGTACCGATGTTGGCAGTAACCGTGCCCGATACAGGCTGCGTGCCACTGATCTGGGCCGCTGGAATTGGCTCCGTAGCGTATGCACCCGGCTGAATCTGAATGGTCGCAGTGCCCGATGTCCACGCAGTGGCGCGCACGCGGAACCAATTCAGCCCGTTAACCGATAGCTCCCAGCCATAAGCGGGAGGTGCGCCCAATACGCCCGATGTCGTCTCAATTGTGTTGGCGTTTGTGCGTACAGCCTGAATGCCAAACCAGTTGCCATTGGTGCCGTTCGTGCTGTTGAGCGATCCCTCAAAAGTAAAGTTGACGCCCGCAAACGTACCAACAACGTACACCATGACGTTAGACACGCGGCTGACGTTAGACGGCACCGCGCTGCTTGCACTTGTGATTGTCCCGGTCACTAGCGGATACCCGGCAGGCTGCACAGCGACCTTAAGCCGCCCTGCTTCGTCCATCTTGAGAATGGTGTAGTCGCCGTCATCCGCTGTCGATGTGTCAGTATCTGATCGAATCGCTAACATCAGATTACCGATTGCGCCTGTAACGTGTAGCGTGTCCTCAGCGTAAGCTGACGCGCTCGTAATCGGCAAAGGCGTTGCCCGTAGCTGCGCGTCAGTCACCGGGCCAGTAACAGGCATCGGGTTAGCCGCAGTTACAGGCGAAGAAATACCATCGCCGCCGATGTCAAGCTTGCTGTAAGGGTACTTAACACCCGCCACATCATCGGCAGCAAACGTATCGCCACCTGTCCCAGGATTGGCCGTAAAGTTATCTGCCATTATTCGCTTTCAATTTCAATGACGCCAATTGCTCGACCATCTTGCCCACGCTCCACAATTTTACGCTTCGGCTTGTTCATTTTGGTAACTGCATCAGCCAACATCGCTACAGCTTGCGCCATGTTGTTTTGTTGGTCGCTCAATATGTTAGCGGCCTGGTCTGCCATCATTTTTACTTCGTCGCCAACTTTTTGTAAATGATTTTCGCCCTCGATTTGTACTGATACCGCTGGCTTTTCTGAGGCCTGCGCGGTCATTTGTGCAATTGTGATTTTAGTTTCAGCGTCGATCCTGGCTTTCATTTCTGCGCGTTCTGTTTCAGCCTGCTGGCGCATGATTTCGAGATTCTTGGCTTGTTCTGCTTTGAATTGCTCAATCTGCAAACTTGCTTGCAGCTTAGCTTGCTCGATTTGCCCTTGCGTTTGTAGTTTGGCCTGCTCAATCTGCGCTTTAGTCTGCTCAACTTGCGTCATGGCCTGCATTTTCATTTGCTCCGGGTCTGGCTGCGGTTCTGCGGGTGGCTTAGGTTCGTTTAGTTTTGCTAATGCAGAATCAAAAGCGGCTTCCATCGACCGCCCACCCTTAAATGCCCGGACGCCAAACATGAGCATCTCACCCATCAGCGGGGCAAGTTCCGGCACCTGTTGAGCAACCGGCAATACCCGCTCCATGAACGTGCCTACTGACGTTAAAAATTCCAGCCGGTTCTGCTTTTCCGTGGCTTCGTCCATTTCGACCAAAGAATCTGCCGCGACTTCAATTCTAAAACCCCTAGCCGGCTCACTCTTTAGCAGCATTATTGCCTGTTCAGCGTATTGGGCATCCTGAGTGCCGCCGATACCTGACATTTCGTACAGTGTACGTGGCGAGTAAAAGTCGCACATAATCTGTGCTTTTGTTCGCAGAATCTCAGAGGAAAACAAGGCAACCTCGGTTTGTAGTCGCCTCAATCTCAGACTTGCGTATTGGCTTTTGATCTGTTGCGCGGTAGCAGTTTCCGAGGCCATCGAAGCGCCTCGGATGATGTCTGACAGGCCAGTGATTTCATATACGACCTGCTTGGCCTGCTCTCTGGCGTTGTAGCATTGTGCTAATGCTTGCAATACAGATTCCAACGGCAGGAAGTCAACAACACCCTTTAACCCGCCTTTTTCTGCGAATGCCGCCCAGGTATCGACTGGGATTAACGTATTGTTGGCACCTTCGGACAACATTCTTTGTACGCTTGGCTGGTTTGCGTCATACACTCCAACGACCTTAACAGCTTCGACTAGCATACCGATTCGATTGGTCAGCATGTCGATTTCTTCGGCTTGGTCTTGGTATAGCGAAAAATCAGCAACCGGCACCAACGTGTCCGTGGTTTGCGTCGCAAATAATGGTTTTGGACATGGCCAGAAGTTATCCAAGCCTAAAGGGTCGTCTTTAATGTCCAACGTCTTAGAGTGACCTTGAGCCACCCAATACACCATTTTCGACGTTTTGCACCAAATTTCCCAGACTTCGGCTTTTTTCATGTCGTCCAGGTCTTCACTTTCAACGCCATTTTTTTGTAATTCGTCGAGGCCAATAGGCTCATGGACTAACGGCACGCTGGTGAAGTCTTCACCAAACCGCTTAATACCCTCAGATCGGCTCATGTACACCCGGCGAGCAACCCACGTCACTTCGTCCCAGCTTCGCGCCGGCGAGTATCTGAAGTCTTTCCAAAAAACATAATCAACCGGGGTGCATTCGTATTTGTAAGCCATCGGCGTTATTTGCGCCTCGCCGCCCTCAATTCCGGGTGAGGCATCCGTTGGCATTGCCTGTTCTTTTTCCTCAAAACGTACCCAGGTTACACCCCTGCCAGGCAGCAGTCGGTCAGTAATCGCTAAT